ACTGGGCCGCCGCCCTCCCCAAGCATCAAAGCCGGACGACGACGGCCAGCCCGGCCAGGACCCGCGCCGTCGTCGTCCTCACCACGACACCCCCTCATCGGAGACCATCATGGCTGAGACGATTCATGCCACGCGCGCCTGTGCCGCAACACCTCCCATCGCCCTCGTCCCCGTGCTGACCTGTATCGGTGCTGGCGTCCTCGCCCTCGACCTGGGCACCGCCACCGGCTACGCGCTGCGCACGCCGGACCGTGCGATCGCCAGCGGCACCGTGTCCTTCCGGCCCAGCCGCTATGACGGTGGTGGCATGCGATATCTCCGGTTCCGGGGATGGCTTGCTGAACTGGCCAAGGACGCCGGCGGCTTGTCCGCGATCTACTTCGAAGAAGTGCGCAGGCACCTCAGCACCGACGCCGCGCATGTGCATGGCGGGCTGCTCGCCATTCTGACTGCCTGGGCGGAGCAGCTGAACATTCCCTACCAGGGTGTGCCCGTCGGTACGATCAAGCGTCACGTCACCGGCAAGGGCAATGCTGACAAGGCGGCCGTCATCGCCGCCGTCCGCGCGCGCGGCTTCAACCCGGCCGACGACAACGAGGCCGATGCCCTAGCGATCCTGCTCTGGGCCACCGACACGCAGGGGGGCGTGCGATGAGCCGGCGGCATGTGGCGAACCTGCTGGGCAAGCAGCACAAGAAGGTCCTGACGATCCAAGATGGCGAGTTGGTCGTCCCCGCTGCCCAGGTCGTCAACGGTGCCGTCGAGCGTGCCACCTGGGATGATCCCGACGATACCGGCCGGCGTGGCTCCTACGTGCGGATGGTGCACGGCTACCGCCGGTCGGACCCGCTGATCACGCTGCACCGTCGGTCACCGCGGGAAGTCACCCAACAGCATCTGCAGGCCGCAGAGCGGCTGCGTGACGATTACGAGATCAGCGAGGGAGTGAACCTGGGCAAGGGCAGCGGCGGTGAGGCTGGACCGATGGACGTGCAGATCGACGCCCGCACACGGTATCGCGCCGCCGTCGCCGCCGTCGGTCCAAGCCTCTGCGCCATCCTGCTGCCGGTGGTGCTGTCGGCCTGGACGGTGAAGCAGTGGGCCGAGGACCGAGGCATGTCGGAGACCAAGGCATCCGGCTACCTGATCGCGGCGCTTGACCGGCTGCAGGACCACTACAATCCGGTGGTGCGGAAGGGCAGTTGATGCGACGCCACCGGCTCCATGCACAAACAACCACTAACATTTTTCTTGGAAGACAAAAGCCTGATTGACGCGAATGCAATTGCGGTGTTTAACTCTCACCACGTTCGGGTAGCACGCCCGGAGACAACAAGCCCGCCGATCTCTGGATCGCGCGGGTTTTTTGATGCCCGGAGGCTCTGGATGGCGACCGGGGCAAGCATCCGCTTCTACGCATCGCCAGCATGGCGCGCCCTGCGCAAGGTCTGCCTCGAGCGCGATGGCTATCGCTGCACCGTGCCTGGTTGCACCAGTCGCGCGACGCATGCGGATCACATCGTCCGCCGACCTCGCTCCGCCACGCTCACGCCCGCAGACCACCTCGACAACCTCCGCTCGCTCTGCGCCGTGCACGACGCGCAGGTGAAGGAACGCACGGACGGCACGCGCCGACGCGACGGACGCTTCAGCATCCGTGGCGCCGACAGGGATGGATGGCCCATGGACCCGAAACGACGACGATAGCCGCGCTAACGCGGCCAGAGGCCCCCGGGGGTCAGAAAGTTGAGCAATTTCAGTGCGGTGAACCGACGTGGGCCAACGCGCGCAGCGCCGCAGGTTAGGGGTGGGGGGGTCAAAAGCCGTATGCCATTGGAAATCCGCTACTTTCCCGTCGCGAACCTGATCCCCTACGCCCGTAATGCACGCACGCATTCTGATGCCCAGGTCGCCCAGGTGGCAGCGAGCATCCGGGAATTCGGCTGGACCAACCCGGTGCTGATCGACCCCGAGGGTGGCATCATCGCCGGTCATGGCCGTGTCCTCGCTGCGCGCAAGCTGGGGATGGACGAGGTTCCCTGCATCACCCTCGGCCACCTGACCGAGACGCAACGGCGCGCCTACATCCTCGCGGACAACAAAATCGCCCTGAACAGCGGGTGGGACGAGGAGATGCTCCACCTGGAGCTCACCGACCTGCAGGAGATGGGTGCCGACTTGGGCCTGATCGGCTTCGGCCAGGACGAACTGGACAAGCTGCTGGCGAGTGAGGCGGAGGGTCAGGCCGATCCAGACGACGCCCCGGAGCCGCCAGTGGAGCCGATCAGCAAGCAGGGGGACATCTGGATTTGTGGCGAGCACCGCGTGCTATGCGGCGACGCCACCGTGCTGGGCGATGTAGAGGCGCTGCTCGGTGGCGAACTTGCCGACATGGCCTTCACGGACCCGCCCTACAACGTCAACTACGCCAACTCTCCGAAGGACAAGCTGCGCGGCAAAAGCCGGCCGATCCTCAACGATGCCCTGGGCGACGGCTTCGGTGCCTTCCTCTACGATGCCGCGGTCAATCTGCTGACCGTCACCAAGGGGGCGGTCTACATCTGCATGTCCTCGTCGGAACTGGACATGCTGCAGAAGGTGTTCCGCGAAGCTGGCGGCAAGTGGTCGACCTTCATCGTCTGGGCGAAGAACACCTTCACCCTCGGCCGGGCAGACTACCAGCGGCAATACGAGCCGATCCTCTATGGCTGGAAGGACGGCGCCGACCACTTCTGGTGCGGTGCGCGGGACCAAGGTGACGTCTGGTTCTTCGACAAGCCGGCGAAGAATGACCTGCACCCGACGATGAAGCCGGTAGCCCTGGTCGAACGGGCGATCCGGAATTCCTCGAAGAGCCGCGACATCGTGCTCGATCTGTTCGGCGGGTCTGGCACAACGATGATCGCGGCGGAGAAGTCCGGGCGGCGGGCGCGGCTGGTGGAACTGGATCCGGGCTATTGCGACGTCGTTGTCCGCCGCTGGATGGACTTCACCGGTAGCAGCGCGACGCACGCCGTGACCGGAGAGGCTTTCGGCGCAGCAGCACCGTCCGCGACTGTGGTGACGGCGTAATTGCAAGGCGCTTCCCGCCGGCGGCATAGTTGCCGCCATGGCACCACGTCGGCCTCCTGCAACGACGCCTGACCTGTTCGCAGCCCCGCGGGCGGCAAGAGCTGCTGGCCCCGTGGATGGTCTACCGCATGCGGCCGCGGAGAAACCCACCACTGCCGGCACGCGCTATGTCTTGCCGGAGGGTTTGGCCCTGGCGTTGCGCACGATGGAAGATGCGGAGTTCGACCGGTTGCTGGCGTCGGTGTCGGCGGAGGCCCAGCGGCGCGGACGCAGCCCTGACACCCCCCAGTCCGAAAAGCCGGTCCCCCATCAGAAAGCCCGACCGAAACCCGCGTCGGAGGCGGGCGCCGGCGCTTCGTCTCTCACGACCGGACAGACCAATGCCGTGCGCGCGGCATTCCGGGCTGGGGTCAAACTATCGGCGATCGCGCGGCAATTCGGGCTGTCCCCCGCGCAGGTGAAGAAAGCCCTGGAACAGGGCCAAGGGTGACGGGCGGCGGCAGGTGTGCCGTCGCCGCCCAAAGCAACCTCATCCGGCAATCCGGTAAGTGTGACCCACCCTCATACTCGCACCGGCTATGGCACCGCTCATCTCGTGCAGGACCGACCAGAGGCAACAACGACCGCGCCCGTGCTGGCATCAGTGGTCCGACGCAGAACGCTGATCAGCAGGACCTGCCTAGTGCCGGTCTGGCTCGCTTGCCGAGGTCAGCCTACAGATTGCATTGTTATGCCTGACCCGGGGGCTTGTAGGCGTCGCGAATCTGCTTCGCCTTCCCCCGGATTCCAGCAATCTCGTCCATCGTGAAGAGACGTGTCAGATGGGGATTCTGGATTGAGCCGGCTGATACAGCGACGCCCGTTACGGCAGGTGCCATAGCGGGGTCAGTCACATCGAAAATCAGCATCACTCCAGGACCGTGAGAAGCCCTGCCGTACATTGCGACAAGTTTCCCACCGGCTGCTGCCAGCAGTTGCTCCACTGCGGCCTGGCGGTTGGTATTGGGATTCTCTCTCATTGCGTTCAGTGCCTGCGGGGTATACTCCGCCGTCAAACAAAACAGCACATCGTCCTCCCGTCTTTCTGTTGGCAACGCGCACAGGTTAGGCTCAAATTTTTCGACCATCAAACATTTTTTGAGGGCCGGTCTGGCGGAGGGCGTTCCCTGGCGAGCTTGCGGCAATAATTGATTTCACGACGAGCAAACATTAGCGACCGGAACGTGTGCTGAGGCGAGACTGGCGTCGATGATACTCGCGCGGCGCCGGAAGGAACGCTGGTGGCAGCGCCGTGCATGCTGCCACCGGGCAGGCGTTCGGCACGGCTACGGCGTGATGCGATAAACTCGCCCCCGCGTCTCGTCCTTCTTGGACGTGATTACGAGGCCAAGTTTTTTCTTCAGGGCGCCGGCCATCGCGCCACGCACCGTGTGAGCCTGCCATCCCGTTGCATCGACGATCTCGGCGATCGTGGCTCCCTCAGGCCGACGCAGGAGATCGATCAGGAGCGCCTGTTTGGTGCCGATGCGGATCTTGACCCCCTGGGCGTCTGTCGCGGCTGTGGGCTCGGTCTTCGGGGCCGAGGGGGCCTTGGCCGCCTTCCGCTTTCCAGCCGCCTGTGCGGCCGGCTGTGGCGCCTCGTCGGGAGTGATACCGAGCGCGGCGAGACCGGCCTTGGTAATGGCCAGCGTCACGGCGTGACCATCGCCGGGCTGCCGCCAGGCCGGCTCGCCACGTTTGGCATCGACTTCCGCGACCAGGCCCTTGGCGATCAGGCTGTCGACCACCTTGGTCGCGGCGCCACCCTTCAGCCGGTCGGGCAGCGGCAGGACGCGACCGTTGTCGCGCTTGCAGGCAGCATTCAGGATCGCGAGCTGCGTGTCGGAGAGCTTGGTCATGGCTGGTCCCTTCGGGTGGGCGGGCCGCGACCATCGCGGCCCAGCTACTGCCCTGAGCCCCGTTGCCTGAGCTGATCGGGGCGCCAGCAAGCTGGTGCCGGCATGAATGCTTCATCGCGCACGGAAGCCAACTCGAATGATGCGCAATCAGATTGCTTTCTCCGGCCGGGATTGATCATCGGATGATCGGTGGCCAGATGAATGTTGGATCAGGATTTCTCCAATGCCCGGCCCGCCCCCGAAGCCCACCCACCTTAAGCTGATTACCGGCAATCCTGGGAAGCGGAGACTCAACAAGAGCGAGCCGAAGCCCACAGCAGGCGTCCCGCCCGTGCCGGATCATCTATCGGACGAAGCCAAGGCCGAGTGGACCCGGATCGCTGCCGACCTGAACGCCATTGGCCTGCTTACGCACATCGACCGCGCCGCACTCGCGGCTTACTGCCAGGCCTGGGCGGACTGGGTGGAGGCGGAGGAGCAGTTGCGCCGCTATGGAAGGGTGGTGAAGTCGCCAGTGAAGACTGTGACCCGCCGAGCAGGCGGTGCGGAAGTGACGGAGACGACTGGTGGCTTCCCGATGCAATCGCCGTTCCTGCCGATCAGGAACCGGGCGCTGGAGATCATGCACAAGTTCCTCAGCGAATTCGGCATGACCCCGGCTTCGCGCAGCAGGATTTCCGTAACGCGTGACACCGATCAGGAAGACCCGGCGCAGGCGTACTTCACCGCATGAACGTTTTTGGACTCGACTTGCCGACGTGTAACCCAAGCAATAGACTGCCTCCAAAATAATGGGAGGTGGCGCGATGGCCGAAATGACCGGCGGATGCCTGTGCGGCAAAGTCCGTTACAGCGTTAGCGGCGAACCACTACTGCGCGCGGTATGCCATTGTCGGGACTGCCAGCGTTTCACTGGCTCCGCCTTTGTCTCCGTCATGCAGGTTTCGCGTGATAATGTGCGGATCGAGGGCGAGCTGCGTAGCATCGATCTGACGGGGAGATCGGGGAAGGTAATCCGGCGGCATTTCTGCCCGAACTGCGGGTCGTCGGTTTGCACTGAGCCGTTCGTGCGGCCCGGCCGGATCAATGTGATGGTGGGCACTCTGGACGACCCCTCAGTGTTTACGCCGACGACGGAGATTTTCTGCGACTACGCCTTTACCTGGCTCCACGACGAGGCATCTCGCACGCGACTGCCGCAGGGGTTTACTTCGTAGGATGGGGTGACGGAAGGCGCCGATTGGAACCCCATGTTGGATGCCGTTTCCGTAGCAACACCTGATCTATGCCACCAAACCGCAAGTCACGGCGCCAGTCTTCGTTGCCTGATGACCCGGTCACCGCCTACGCACGCGACGTTGTAGACGGCCGCGTTGTCCACGGCCCGCATGTCCGCAACGCCTGCCACCGCCACCTGCTGGACCTGGCGGAGGGACCCAAGCGCGGCCTGACCTGGGATGTCACCGCGGCACGGCGGGCGATCCAGTTCTTCCCTGACGTGCTGCGACTGAATGGCGGCCAGTTCGAGGGCCGGCCGTTCGAACTACACCCGTCGCAGGCCTTCCGCATCGGCTCCCTGTTCGGCTGGAAGCGCGCCGACGGCACCCGCCGCTTTCGCCGCTTCTACGATGAGGAAGGCAAGGGCAACGGCAAGTCGCCGATGCTGGCCGGCATCGGCCTCTACTGCCTGCTGGCCGACGGTGAAGCCCGCGCCGAAGTCTACGCCGCCGGCTCGAAGAAGGACCAGGCCATGGTCCTGTTCCGCGATGCCGTCGCCATGGTCGACCAGTCCCCCGCCCTGGCGGCGCGCCTGACCAAGTCCGGCGGCAACCCGGTGTGGAACCTCGCCGACCTGCGCACCGGCTCGTTCTTCCGGCCGATCTCTTCGGACGAGGGTCAGTCCGGCCCGCGGCCCAGCGCCGCCCTCTGCGACGAGGTGCATGAGCATCGCGACGCCAGGACGATCGAGCTGCTGGAACGCGGCTTCAAATTCCGCCGCCAGCCCCTGCTGTGCATGGCCACCAACAGCGGCTCTGACCGCAATACTGTCTGCTGGCAGGAACACGAACACGCCGTCCGCGTCGCCGCCGGCACAAGGACGCCGGACGAAGCCTACACCTTCGTCGGCGAGGTGATCGACGACGAGACCTTCGCCTTTGTCTGCGCCCTGGACCCAGGCGACGACCCGCTGGAAGACGCGTCCTGCTGGGTGAAGGCCAACCCGCTGCTCGGCGTCACGGTGACGGAGGACTACCTCGCCAGCGTGGTGCGCCAGGCCAAGGCGATCCCCGGCCGGTTGAACAACATTCTGCGCCTGCATTTCTGCGTCTGGACCGACGCCGAGGAAGCCTGGATGAGCCGCGCCGCCCTGGAAGCGGTGCTGGACGATTTCGACCCGGTCGAACACGAGGGCGCGGATCTCTGGCTCGGCGCCGACCTCTCCGCCAGCCAGGACCTCACCGCCGTTGCCGCAGTGGTGCAGACCGGCATGGTCGATCTCCGCCGCGACGACGGCACCCTGGCCCGGTTGCCAACCTACGACGCCTGGGTGGAATCCTGGACACCGAAGGACACTCTGGCGGAGCGCGCCCTGCGCGATCAGGCGCCCTATGACGTCTGGGTCGCCGATGGCTGGCTGATGGCGGAGAGCGGCAAAACCATCCGGCTGGATTTTGTCGCCGCCCGCATCGCCGAGATTTCTGCCGCCTATCGCGTGCGCATGCTGGCCTATGACCGCTATGCCTACCGCCGGCTGGAGGAAGAACTCGACGCGCTCGGCCTGACCATCGAGCAGGTAGAACACCCACAGGGCGGCCGACGCCGGGCCAAGCCGTCTGACGAAGCCATCCAGGCAGCCCGCCAGCTGGGTGAACCGGTGCCGCAGGGGCTGTGGATGCCTGGTTCCCTGCTGGAACTGGAGAACCTGATCCTGGAGCGGCGCATCCGCATCCGGCGCAGCCCGGTGGTGATCTCCGCCATCATGTCGGCGGCGATCGAGCGCGACCCGTTCGACAATCGCTGGTTCTCCAAGCGCCGGGCGGTCAACCGCATCGACCCGCTGATCGCCCTGGCCATGGCGGTGGGTGCGGCCACCGGCGGCGCCGGCGCCGCGACGGAATTTTCCTCCATCTGGGACAGGCCGGAACTGTGGGCTTCTTCACCACCCTCTTCGGCCTGAACACGGGTCCTGCACGTGCGCGCGTGGAGCCGCGCATCCTCGCCGCATCACCCGAGAACCCCAGCACCAGCCTGGCCAATCCGGCCGACTGGCTGGTGGATTGGGCGAATGGCGGTTCCTCCGCCTTCGGCCCGGCGGTGTCGGAACGCACGGCGATGGCCTGCTCAGCGGTGTATCGCTGTGTCGCCATCTGCTCCGGCCTGATCGCCGAACTGCCGCTGAAGATCTATCGCCGGACGCCGGATGGCCGCGAGGAGGCCCCGAAGCACCGGCTGGCGCCGCTGTTCCAGGTGGCGCCCTATCCTGGTCGTGCCTCCACTTCCTTCTCCTGGCGGGAATCCTGGGTGGTACATGAGATGCTGTGGGGCAACCACTACAGCATCATCCGCCGCGACGGTGCCGCCCGCGTCGTCGGCTTCGAACCCGTGCTGCCGTGGAACGTGGAAGTGTTTCGCCGCGGCGGCCGGAATCTCTATCGCTGCACCACCTGGGGTGACCGCCTGGCCACCGCGGATGGTCCGGACACGCCGAACGTCGAATACGTCGCCCAGGACGATATGCTGCATATCCCCGGCCTGGGGTTCAACGGCGTCGCCGGCGTCTCGCGCATCCGCGCCTTTGCCCGCAACGCGGTGTCCTTGGCGCAGCTGCTGGAGGAGCAAACCGGCACGGTGCACGAGAACGCCGCCAAACCGTCCGGCATGGTCACGCCGGGGCAGGGCCGCATCTCGCCGGAAGGCTTTGCCCGCTTCCGCGCCCAGTTCACCACCGAACACACCGGACGGCGCAACGCCGGCAAGGTGATCTTCGCCGATCACGGTGCCGCCTGGCAGCCGCTGCAGATGTCGCCGGAGGATCTCGGCACGATCGAATTCCGCCGCTTCCAGGTGGCCGATATCAGCCGGTTCTTTGGCGTGCCGCTGCACCTGCTGAACGAGACCGACAAGTCCACCAGCTGGGGGTCAGGACTGTCGGAACAGACGCTGGCGTTTCTGATCTACACGCTCAACCCAGACCTCGGACGCATCGAGGCGGAGCTGAACTACAAGCTGTTCAACAACAGCGACCACTATATCGAGTTCGATCGCGACGCGATGATGGCGATGGATCCGGTGAAGGCGGCGACAGTGGCGCAGACGGAGATCGCCAGCGGGGTGATGACCATCAATGAGCGCCGCCGGCACAAGAACCGTCCGCCGGTGGCGCATGGCGACGAGCCGTTGATCAACACCACCAACATGCCGCTGGCGCGGCTGTTTGAAGCGCCGCCGCCAGCGACGCCCAATGCTGCGGCGGACCGCGGCGCGCCCGCGGCGGCAAATCCGAACACCCGATAGGAGCAGCGATGCGCCGCTATGAATCCCGCGAGGCGCGGTTCTCCAACCGCGTCCTGCTCACCTATGCCGCGGCCAACCTGCCCGAGGCGCTGGCGCTGCGCGACGGCGCCGACGGTGCGACAGAAATCCTGCTGTATGACGAGATCGGCTGGTATGGCGTGACGGCGAAGGACTTTGTCCTTGCCCTGGCACAGGCTGGCAACGGCCCCGTCCATCTGCGCATCAATTCGCCCGGTGGTGACGTCTTCGACGGCATGGCGATCTACAACGCCCTGCGTGCCCATCCCGCGCCGGTGAGCGTCACCGTCGATGGCATCGCTGCGTCCGCCGCCTCGTTCATCGCCATGGCCGGGCAGACGATTCAGATGGCCGAAACCTCAATGCTGATGATCCACAACGCGTGGGGCCTGGTGATCGGCAATCGGCTGGACATGCTGGAGACGGCGGCAGTCATGGAGAAAATCGATGGCCAGCTGGCCGCCATCTACGCCGGCCGCAGTGGCAAGCTGATCAGCGACTTCGCCGCGATGATGGATGCAGAGACTTGGTTCACGGCCACGGAGGCGCAGGCGATCGGCCTGTGCACCGGCATCGTGCAGCCAGTCGCTGCCCAGGCTTCTCTCCGCTCCATGCCGCGCGCCGGGCTAGTGAACGCCATCGACGCTGCCACGGCAGCAGCAGCCCGCGCGCGCCGCCTGCGCCTGGCCGAAGCCGTCTGAACTCGGATTTCCTTGGCGGTCGCGTCAGGTCTGACGCAGGATTGGGAGCGTGTCTGGCTTTCGACCACTCGATGCGGTCCCTCCGAACCTCAGGCCTCCCATGCAGCCGATTGAGCTAAGCCGAGCCTTCACCCTGATCGAACCCGGGCCGGTGGTGCTGGTGTCCACCTGGGATGGACGGCGAGCGAACCTGATGACCATCTCCTGGACCATGGTGCTGGATTTCACCCCTGTGTTCGCCATCACCACCGGGGCGTGGAACCATTCCTTCGCGGCGCTGAAGAAAACCAAGGAATGCGTTATCGCCATCCCCGGCGCGGACCTGCTGGACAAGGTGGTGGGTATCGGCACCTGCTCCGGCAGCGATACCGACAAGTTCGCCCAATTCAACCTAACGGCGCTCCCTGCCAGCACCGTCAAGCCGCCGCTGGTGGGGGAGTGCCTGGCCAACATCGAATGCCGGGTGAGTGATATCATCAGCCGCCATTCCATCGTGGTCTTGGACGCACAGGCCGCCTGGGTGAATCCTGCGCGCAAAGAACGTCGCACCCTGCACGCGGTGGGCGACGGCACATTTGTCGTCGATGGGCGCAGGCTGGATCGGCGGAAGATGATGGCCGCCAAGTGGCCCCCCGGCGCGAAGGCCGCGCTGGACTGAAGGTGAGCTGCACCCGCCGATGATCCGGGCCATACAGGTCAGCCAACGGCGACGTTGTCGTAAACACCCACCCCTTGCAGGATCAGGAACTGGCAGGCCGCCATATCCTGCCCATGCACATAATGGGCGGTCTTGGGCGGCACCGCGCAGCGCTCGCCCGGGGCCAGCACATTTTGTTTGCGAGGGGCACGGGTCTCCACGACCAGAGTGCCGCTGAGGCAGACGAACGCGTCCGTGATATCGGTGTGATAATGCCAGGGAACACATTCCCCTGCGGCGAGGGTGAGGATGCTGGCACGCATGTCCGCGCCCTCCATCCACATCTCGTAGCCGGCGATGTTCAGCTTGAAAGCACGAGCACCTTCCTGCACGGCGGCCTCCCTTTCATTGGAACGCCGATCATACACGTCCTGGGAGCGGATTTGCCCCGCATTTCCTGGGTAACCGCGCTGTAGCCAACAGGCACCCCGCGCACCAAACACCGGGCTAGCCCGGTTGCCCCTACCCGGCCTTGGGCAAGCCGCCGCAGCGCCGCGACGGCGCCGCATCCCCCTGATGGAGCCCCCCATGGCCAGTAGCCGTGACCTGCGCGCCCAGCGCGCCAAGCTGATCGAAGACGCCCGCGCCATCCACGACCAGGAGACTGTCTCCGCCGAGGATATGGCCAAGTTCGACGCCATGATGGCCGAGGCCGACGGCCTCAAGGCCAAGATCGATCAGATCGAGCGCGCTGACACCCTCATGGCCGAGAACGCCGAGGCGCTGCGCAACCGCGCCATCGCCGCCGGCGTTTCCCCCGACCAGATGGCGGCGCGCGACGACGTGGAAATTTCCACCTTCCGCGCCTGGGTGCGCAGCGGCGTCAACGGCCTCTCCCCCGAGCAGCACGAGGTCTTCGCCCGCCGCTTCCAGGCGGCGCAGAGCATCGGCACCGGCACGGCCGGCGGCTACACCGTGCCGCAGGGGTTCTATGACCAGCTGATCGACGCCGAGAAGGCCTATGGCGGCATGACTGAGGCCGCCTATGTCTTCGACACCGATACCGGCAACCCCTTGCCGGTGCCCACCGACAACGACACCACCAACGCCGGTGCCATCCTGGCGGAGAACACGCAGGTCACCGCCCAGGATGTCACCTTCGGTGTCGTCACCCTCGGCGCCTATACGTACACGTCCAAGCTGGTGCTGGTGTCGAACCAGCTGCTGCAGGACAGCGCCTTCAACCTGGATGGCTTCCTCGCCGACAAGCTGGGTACCCGCATCGCCCGCATCACCAATACCCACTTCACCGTCGGCACCGGCTCCTCGCAGCCGAACGGCGTCGTTACCGCGGCGCAGAACGGCACTACCTGCCCGACCGGCAATACCGCCACCATCCCCTATGACAGCCTGGTCAACCTGCAGCATTCGGTCGACCCGGCCTATCGCCGCAACGCCCGCTTCATGATGGCAGACGGCACGCTGAAGATCCTGAAGCAGCTGAAGGACACCCAGAACCGGCCGCTCTGGCTGCCGGGCCTGGCGGTGAAGGAACCCGACACCATCCTGGGCCATCCCTACACCATCAACCAGGACATGGCGGTGCCGGCGGCGAACGCCAAGACGCTGCTGTTCGGTGATTTCTCGAAGTATTTCATCCGCCGCGTGGCGGGGGTGAGCCTGATGCGGCTGACGGAACGCTATGCCGACTACAACCAGACCGGCTTCCTCGCGTTTCAGCGCTGGGACGGCAATCTGGTCGATGCCGGGACCAACCCGCTCAAGTTCCTGGCCCAGTCGGCGACCTGATCGCGGTTCCGCTGCCGGCACCGATATGGCCATGCCCCTCGACACGCTCACCACCGTTGTCACCGCGGCGCTCAGCCCGGACCTGGTCGACCTCGACGCGGTGAAGGACGAACTGCGCATTGCTGCGACCGACACCGAGCACGACGCGTTCCTGGCCCGGGCGATCACCCAGGTTTCCGCGGCGATCGCGAATTACTGCAACCGGGTGTTCGTCGCCGAGACGGTGCAGGACGTGATCTACAGCCGCCTCGGGGAAGCCCAGCTGCAGCTAAGCCGGTTCCCGGTGATCAATGTCACGGCCGTGACGGTGGCCGACGGCACAGGCGGGCAGGTCTCGCTGGCGGAGAATACTGACTATCTCGTCGATGCACCGCGCGGCTGGCTGCTCCGCTTGGGGGGCGGTGGGGTGCCGATCGGCTGGTACAACGCACCCACGACCATCACCTATCAGGCTGGCTACCAGGACATCCCCGGCGACCTGCAACAGGCCGCACTGCGGCTGATCGCGGCCCGTTTCCACAACCGTGGCCGTGACCCGACCCTGCGCAGCCAGAGCCAGCCCGGTCTGGGTGATCAGACCTACTGGATTGGCTCCGTCCCGGGTTCGCAGGGGCCGTTCCCCGATGAGGTGCTGGTGATCCTCGATGCCTATCGCGTCCCGGTGGGTCCCTGATGGCCGTGTTCGGCATCGAGATCAGGAGCGGCAGCGAGCGCGCCGCCATCCTGCGCTTCGAACAATTCCCGACCTTCGCGCATGACCGCCTGCTGGCGGCGCTGTGGCGGATCGAGCGTCGCCTCGAGACGTCTATTCGGGCCGCGCAGCCGGCCAAGACCGGGCAGCTGCGCTCCCTGACGGGCGGCCGGGTCTATGATCATGGCACCCGCATGGCGGCGGTGGTCGGCGTGCGGGCGAACAATGCCGACGATGCCTTGAAGGCTGCCGCCCTGGAATACGGGTCCGCCCGCGCCCTCATGGTCCGCGCCCACCAGACCAAGCTGACGCATCTCTGGGGGCGGGCCACCGTGCCTATGGTGGTGCAACGCTCTGGCCACATCCGCCGGAGCAACCTGTCGGCGCATCGGTTCCTGCGCGGGCCAATGGCGGCGATCCGTGCTGATGCTGTCGCGGAGCTGAAAGTCGCCGTGGAGGATTCTGCCCAAGTGGCGTCGCGATGAGTGGCCGCGAGCCAATCATGCAGGCGCTGTTCGCCCTGCTGACGTCCTCGATCGCATCGACGTTTACCGGGGCCACCCAATACGGTTCGCCGATGATCACCGGCATCCCTAGCACAGTGGGCCTGTTCGTCGGCTTGCCGGTGAGTAGTGCCCGGACGCCCACCACCGCGACGATCCTCAGCGTCGATAGCCCGACCCAGGTGACGTTGTCCGAGGCGGCAATCTCGGCAGGCGGCAACGTGACCTTCACGACCGGCTTCCGCACCGCCAGTCGGCGGCTGAAGCTATGGACCGACGTCGCGGCGCAGCCCGCGCTGTTCCTACGCTCCGACAGCGAGGATATCGCGCCACGCGCTGCCCGGATGCCGGCCAGAGTGACGATGCGCTGCGAGGCCTGGATCTACAGCAAGGCCGGGGCGGCACCGGATGCCGTGCCGGCGGTGACACTGAACTATATCCTAGATGCGGTCATGCGTGTGCTGGAACCGGAGCCCGTGCGCGAGGTGCAGACCCTCGGCGGCCTGGTGCACAATTGCTGGGTTGAGGGGCAGGTCGAGTTGCACACCGGGGACCTGGACGGCCAGGCCGTTGCGGTGGTTCCGATCCGCGTACTGATTCCGGTCCTTTTTTGATGCGGACTGATTGAATGCGTGTCCACCGAATCTTCGCTCGCCTCTCTCCTCGCGCCGCGACTTATTCTCGTTACGCTTGGCGGAGTCATCTGCGACTATCTCCTGATCATTCCGGCGAATAAAATATGGAGTCTAGAAATGCGGCTCGTCCTTCCCAGACTTTTCTACCAGTTTTGTCACTCGGACATTCTGCATTCCACCACTTAGCTTCGCAAAGCATTTCCGTTATTCCGTCCCAATACAAATCATAATCATGATTCCCCAATTTAATGCCGAACGCCTCCGAAATGCCAATGCGGTTTGCACTGTCAAGGCACACAAAATAGTCGGGACGCTTCATAGCTAGGAGACGTGATGCAGTTGCTAGACCGTGCCTGTAAGGTTCACCGTCATTGTTAAGTGGGAAAGCCGATTTGTAGAGATCCACAAACGCTGCATAGTTCTCCCGCTGAACTGGGCCGATAATCGGAATTTGGTCCAAAGCATGGCTCAATGTTGCTGGATTCTGGTTGACCAGATTCTTAAAGACCCCTGCCCCCTTCATACTGCCAAACCAGCCCCACGGAATTTCCTCTGTATCCATGAAACCTCCAATACCCTTCCGGTCTTCCTCGTTCATGTCGGCAAGAGATTTCTTCGTGCGAAAGAGTTCGTGTGCGGCATCCAGCACGGCGATTCGTCGGTCTAACGCATGGTGTGCGTCGTCTTTAACGCGCTTCAAGAATTCGCCCCAAGACCAATTTAGCAGATCAATCTCCGCGGGGTATTTTGAGATCGGCTTTCCCTTGGACATCCCTTGTGATTTTTCGATAGAACGCTGAACGCGTGACTTCCAATAGACGTATCGATCCAAATCAATCTCTTTCGCGTAGACGGCTGCGTCTGATTTCCAATAGGATATTATATTGTCTCTTACTTCCTCGATTATTTTATTCGACTCATAATCAAGACCGGAGAAGTGTAATAAGACCTCTGAATTCGTTCCGAACGCGCCCGCGGTAAAATTCGCGCTTCCAATTAAGCAATCGGCTTCGCCAGCGCGACCTTCGAACAGATACAATTTAGGATGGAACACCCCGGTAGGGTTCAGTACAAACTTTACCGACTGACTCTGAACAAATTCCCGAATAAACGCGGGGTCAGTCTGATAAAAATGTGTTCCGACGACCGAATTGCGAATTTTCTCCTTGGCTTTGAATAGCTTGGCACAACTGCCGAATCCACTGGATGCCCACGCTACGGCGAAGGACACCGTCGTACATTTGTCCAGAAGGTTGTCAAAAGTTGAGCAGATACTGCTGTTCGAAGTGAGCAATCGCACGATTATTCCTTCCGACTGGTTTCGCTGCTCGAAGCCAACATCACTTGGATGGGTGGCCATGGCATTTTGTTCATGGGCCAGACTAACCGCCGATCTTGGTGTTGTGCAACGATGGAACCGCCCGGGAGCACTGCGAGAACGTCCTCGGTCGATCGATGAAGGTCACGCGAAGTCCAACCACAGTTTCAGCAAAGCCCCGACCACGCTCAGACACTCAATTGTCCGCCCCTAATCCTGGGCAAGCACACCCGCCGCGTCGTGCTGACGCCGCATCCCTCAGATGGAGACTTCCATGCCCCAGTATGGCTTCGGCTCGGGCCTGATGTTCGGCGTCCGCTCGGACGTCGCCAACGCCACCCCCCGCCTGTTCGGCACCTTGCAAGAGGGCAGCGTCGATTTTTCCGGCGACACCAAGCAGCTGTTCGGCATGTCGCAGTTCCCGGTCGATGTCGCCCGCGCCAAGATGAAGATCGAGGGCAAGGCCAAGCTCGGCCAGATCAGCGGCGCCATCTTCAACGACCTGTTCTTCGGCGAGACCAGCGGCGCGACGCTGCACCAGATCGCCTACCTGGAA